TCTCTGTAAGATCAACCTCTGTAAGATCAGTTCCTACTCTCCTGCACATCTCTGTGTAAATCTCTTTTAAATACTCGTTCATAACTTAATAAAGTGTTCATAGTAATTCTTGGTAGGATTAGACATCTCTTCAGCTCTTGGTAGTTCTTGGAACTCACCATTTGCACCGTTGAAATATAGTCCTACAGCAGAATTTTCTAAACCAAAATGCCTGTCCTTTAAAAAGATTAAAGAACGATACTTCTGACCTAGTAAAGACACGTCATACCCGCTATGAACAGGTATGTTATGCCTGGAAGGATTAAATAATCCTAAGACTATCTCGTAGTCTTGTTGAACTCCTTTGTTAAGGTGAAGTTCCTCCAATGATGGCTCAAGCATCTCTTCAATCAGTGCGCCTCTGTTCGTGTATTGGGCTTTCTCTGATGAAGGAGTCTGTTGATGAACAATAATGTTTGCCATTTTAAACTTTTTGGAAAACAATTCTAGTGTAATGTCTTTAACCATATAGTCTAGAGTCTGGTAAGTAGTGAGGCGATTCTTAGTCTCTGCCATCATCTCGTTAGACAATAAACTTATGTGATCTAAAATAAAAAATACCCAGGTATCATCTGATTTATAACGGTAGCCGACAGGTACTTGCTTTCCATCATACTCTCTGTACTCGTATTCACCGATTTCTGGGTTGTCAAAGAACGTTTTTACGTACTTCTTGATTCCTGTGGGATTTCTGATATGGTCTATTACTTCTACGTTGTTTTGTAGTTGTTGGATAAACCTTTCAGCTCCCTTGATTTTTTCTAGTAACTCTTGGTTGACCGTGTAATTACCAATAGATTTTAGTTGAGATACACTTATTGTTATTTTAAACTTCTCATAAAGATACATAGCAATAAATGATAGCCAAAAGTCTGTCTCAGATTCTTCTAACGCAAAATAGAATACTTTAGGCTTGATGTTAGAGTTGACTGTGCGTTTGAAAATATTCATAATAGTGAAGTATTTTACAAACTTTGTTTTACCCACACCTGAGCCTGCTGTGATAGCTGTAATAGAACCTTTAGTAAAACCACCATATCTTTCCGCTAAGCGAGGAAAAGGAGGAAGAATAGAAGTAATGCCTCCATTTTCTTTAATGGTCTTATTTCGCTCTATTTGAGCTAATACTTTTTCAAAATCTTGCATTAGATAAGATTCCTAGAACTATACCCTGTAGATTGATTACCGTTATCTCTGAATTGCTCACACCAGTTTGCTAAGTCGCTTTGGTCTATGCCGTCAATTCGCTTAGAGATAAAGTAACCACACTCTCTAATGTACGTAAGAGAACCTTTTCTTCTTAAAGTATCTATATATAAGTCAGTAGCACCTAGAATTTCTTCTTTGGTGTAGTCGTGTTTTGCCATAAACTTATTCAATTTTGCTTGTACAGTAGCTACGTCTGTAGTTTTAGCAGTAATTCCTATGTTTTTAGCAGAAAACTTAACTATAAATTCTTTAACCCAAGGGATCTCTTTAGGAGACTTTAGAGGAGGTATTTTGTCCGGCTCTTTTAATTCTTTAGGTTCTTCTTTAGGTGTTTCAGTAGATGGTTGAATTGTTAGTTTTCCAACTACTTCTACATTTTTACCTAGAATGTCAGCAATCTTTGGATGCCAAGTTAATCTAGAATCTGACTCTAATAATAGTCCTGAATCTTTCCACTCTTGCACCAAACCTTCCTGGTTACATAAGTCCCAGAGTACTTCGTAAAACGTTTTCTTCATTTTCTTTAACTTCTTGTCTACCAATTATATTGTCCTCATTTTCAGAAACGAGGGTTACGAATTTACTACTTTTTTGAGTAGTTTCCAACTGTTCGTACCACAAATTTTCCTCGTGAATTCGCTTCATTAGTAGATAATCTGGATGAGTAGTTAAAGACTCTCCGTATGCTTCAAATTCTGTCATAATAATAAATAAGAGGGGGATTTCTCCCCCTTGATTAAAAGTAATAATCGTTACAAAGTGCTGTAAGAGTACCCATACGATCATCAGGTAACTCAAAACAATCAATAGGTGAAAATTGATAAGGAAAATACGTACGATCTACCTTACAATAAATTGCTCCGTATTCAGGATAATACTCTAAGTTTTCTCCATCTATTTCAGCATAACTAATAGGTGAGTGTCCTTTTATAAGCTGTTCTTTAATGTCACAATCACTTAATACACAATCAAAGATTCTTTCTTCCAATTCATTGTAACATTTACCTGTTAAAGCCACAAATAAAAGAGGACTTAATTCTCCTGAGATTACGTCTTTCTTATAATCTTCAGGCCCAGCATAGTAGTCGTGTTGGAAACAAAGAGTATCTGTATCTACATCAAACAAACTATAGTCTGTGTACATATTTTCAAGTACCATATCTTTACCTGCCTCTGTGAACATTTCCCTTTCAACTTCTCTTTCTATGCTAGATTGGAAATAGTTATTAGTAGATTTTACTGGAATTGGTTCAAAAGTTAGAGGCTCATTCCTCTCAGCTAACATGATAAGCATTTCTTCTGCAAGACAAAAAGCATTCTCCATAGAGTTTATGTGAATTACTTCTTCGTTACTATGCTCGTTAAGGTAACCACAAGATAAGTTATGAGAAGATACTGCCAAACCTTCAAAACGTAAAGCTCCTACATCTGTGCAGATACCTTTAGTGAATGAATAACCATACTTCTCAATAATAGGTCTTACTAACTCTTCGTGTTGTGGGGAAAAGACTTGAACTCCATTGGTAAAAGTAATAAAGTCAGAAGTAAAAGAACGTCTATCTAATTGGGTTACAATAAGAGAATCTTTAAAGAAGTTCATATCACATGCATGAGAACCTATGCAACCTTGCTCTTCACTATGAAATAGAACCATTTTACAGTTGTCTAAACGCTTAAGCATTTCTATACCGAAATAGATACCTACAGAATCATCGGCACCAATACCACATTGACGTGCTGTATAGTTATCGAAGCCAAAAATCCAATCTTTGGTCTTGATAATTTGCATATCATTATAATAGTCTTGTGCTGTGTCATAGTGAGCTACAACTGTAGGATAGAATTCTGCATCACCTTTAGTAAAATAAAGATTACCTTTAACTACAACTCCTTGTACTCCAGTATAATCTTTAATTAAATCTAATAAGAACTTAGCCTTAGCTTCATTTCTTAGTCTGTCACGGGTAGGTGACTGGAATAACATAATAGACTCAAGCATCTCGTAGTTGGTGCCAAAGTCTTTAATCTTTTCGTTCTTAAGAACGTCAGATTCGTTTCTACTAAAACTGCTTGACCAGTCAAAGTTATTAAAATTATTACCCAAGGGCTTCGTAGCTAGGGTGGTTGTAAATGTTGTTGTTTGCGTTTTCATTTTGTTCGTTTTCTTTGTTTTGTTCATTTTGTTCGTTTTCTTCTGAATTTTCTAAATTTTCTAAATTTTCTGAATTTGCTAGTAAATCATTTAACACTATGTCTTCAGGATGATAGTATAAACCATCGTGCATGTAAGAATCATGCTTGTCAATTAAGAAATACCCCATATCATTTTCGTACTCTCTTACGTTTGGATTCTGACTCCAACAACTTCTGCCATCGACTAACTCTATAAAGTCATCTTCAGGGAAGAAATCTCCTGTAAAATCACAGTATGTAGCGTAGTCAGCTAACATAGTTTCATCTAAAGTACTTGAGTACACTGCACACTCGTCACATACACTGTAATTTGTTCTTCTTCCTAAAGTTATTAGATGGAAATCTTCATTAGTATGGAACTCTGAATCACAGTGAGCGCATTCAAAAGTCTCACGTTCTTCTGTTGGGCACGACCATTCTCCATCTGTTTGATCAAATCTATAAAACTCAGAAGATATAGGTTCGTAATTAGTAAGTTGTTCTGTGTCTACATTATAGTATTGAAAACTATCCATATATGGAAATGCATCCATAGTCCTAAGTTCAAATAAAGGAAAATCTATTTCTAGTTTTTGTATCTGGCCTCCGTAAAACTCTCTAAGCATCTTATACTCAAGTCCTCTTACTGATGCAGTTAGCATTGATTCTGCTTCTGAGTTATAAGAATAAACTCTGTCAAAATACTTTTCTCCTTTAACATTCCATAAAAGACAACGAGCAGCTACCTGTCCATGACGATAAAGTACTGCTAACTTAACCATGTCTGGATAGTCAGTGTAAATTCTAAAGTAATGTTGACATATGTAGTAACGCATACATGAATTCCATAAGTTAGAGTTATTCTCTTTTACATAGTTTCCTTCATAGTAGCCTTCTATTATTTCTTCGCCTTCTAGTATTTTAACTGTATAAGAAGGGTCTTTAAATACAACTGTTCTGTAGAAAGCAGCAGCAAAGAAATTAATAGCACTAGCACTAAACTCTGTAGGGAATACTTTAGTAAGTACTTTTTGAACACTCGAGTGAAACCTTTGATCTGGATCCCAAACACTATCTAATCTTGCAATTTTAAGATTATTTAATGTTGCAAAGAAATTATCATAGTTACGATTTGGTAAAAAGTATCCATCTATAATTGTAATTGCACCGTGCTTTGTCTGGATAGCCATACTTATATCTTTAGGAACTTGATAGTCGTAATCATAAAGCATTTCTTTGCTACCGTCAGGGTGTTCTATGAGCTCTCTAGGAGTTTTAATCCTAGTTAATTGCAAATCTTCTGAAACTTGTCTTTTTGTAAAAGTATAGTGATGACGGACAGTCTTAGTAAAGTTAGTACTCCGTTTTCATCACGATGTGTTCCTCTGATTATGCAATCAAATTCATATAAAAGACGACTACCTGGCACTATAAATTTTTGCTCAAAGGTTTTGTCTTTTATCTTATCGTATCTTTCTTTGTTTACATAAGAGATCTTGGTGAAATCATCATTAGATAAACCTAAATAATTAATACTATCTTTATCAATGTATTTTTTGTTTAGTAAAGCCTGACCTACCTCTCTTACAGGACTGTCTTGTCTTTCTAAACTGATTAAATGTTTGATTCGTTTCTTTAGTTCACGACTTAAATAAAATCTTACTCTTTCTGTTTTAGGTACAACAACTCTTTGCCGTACATTAACACGATTTTCTCTTATTTGGTGTGCAATTTCTTGAGATTTCTCTGAAGATATCTGCATAAACTCTATACTAAAAGGATCTGTAATTTGTTCTAATTCTGCCATAATAAAAAAGGGGCTTTTGGCCCCTTATTAATTGTTTTCTTTTAGTTCTTTTTTGAATTCTTCAGCTTCTTGTTGTCTTAGTTGAT